ATCAAACGGTATGAGCGTACTTCTGGCCCAGTGTTTGCGAAGGCGTAACCCGTGTCGGTAACGGTTGAGCTGGGGTTGTCTAAAGCGTTCACGTTGGATGATGCGGTGGCTGGTGTTATCGGTTCCACAGAGTTCACTATCGGTGGAATTTCATTCACGGATATCACCTCGAGGGTGACGGGGTTGTCGTTGTCGCGGGGTAAGAACCGTGACCTGGACAGGTTCAATGCTGGCACGTTGTCGGTGACGGTGAATAATGAGGATCGTGCGTTCGACCCTCTTTATACGAGTTCACCTTTTTTCGGGGATATTGTGCCTCGCCGTGATGTGCGCGTGTTGGCTAACGGTACAGCGGTTCAGTATGTGGGGAAGATTCTTGACTGGAATTTTGATTTCGAGCCGAATGGTCGGCAGTCTGCTTCGTTGGAGGCTGCGGATGGTTTCACGTTTCTTGCACAACAGGAGCTGACTCCGGGGACTGCGGTGGCACAGTTGACGGGTGCCCGCGTTGAGGCGGTGTTGTCGCAACCTTCAGTGGATTGGCCGGTTGCAGATCGTGTCATTGATGCCGGCAACAGCGACCTTGGTGCTGACGTGTTTGACGGTAACGTGCTCTCCTATTTGCAGAAGGTGGAGCAGTCTGAGGGTGGACTGTTATTTATTGATAAGTCGGGGCGGGTTGCGTTTGTTGACCGGCTGACCACACCAACAGTGGATAACGTGACAGTGTTTGCGGATGATGGGACTGGGATTCCGTTTGCACCGGCGGCACTCGATTACGGTACGGAGCAACTGTATAACTCGATTACGGTGACGAGCCCTGGGTCTACGGCTGTGGCTTCTGGGGCGTTGTCGCAGACTCGTTATGGGATTGCAGAGTTGACGGTGGACACTCTGATTGATGATGCGGATGAGGTGCAGGGTTTAGCAGATTTGTTGCTGTCGAGGTTCTCTGAGCCTCAGTTGCGGTTTCAGGCGATCCGTGTGGATGTGGATAAAATTTCGGCTCCACAACGGGCTGAAGTGTTTGCGTTGGAGATTGGTGATGTTGCTCAGGTGAAACTTACACCGGGTAATCCTCCGGTGGGGGCGAAGGTGGAACGGTATGGGCAGATTATTCAGATCGCGCACGATGTGTCCCCTGGGAGCCATCAGGTGACGTTTGGGTTGGGGTCGTTGCAGACATCCTTGTTCGTTATCGGTGACCCGGAGTTCGGTACAATAGGTGAGGGCGCTCCGGGCGTTCTTGGTTTCTAGGAGGCGTTGTGGCTGGTGCAGGGTTCAAGGTGTTCCAGGATGGGAACGTTTTGACGGCCTCGGAGGTCAACACTTTCATGATGGAGCAGATGATTATGGTGTTTGCTTCGGCTGCGGCTCGGGATGCTGCGATCACTTCGCCTTCTGAGGGGATGTTTGCGTTTTTGAAGGACACAGACAATCTGACTGTGTATAAGACTAGTTGGGGGAACTTGTAATGGCTGCAGGCGGATATAAAGAGTTTGTCGCTGGTGAGGTTCTTGACCAGGATGACATCAACGATTATCTGATGCAGGGTGTCCTGGTGTTTGCTGGGACTGCTGCGCGTGGTTCAGCGATTGGGACTGCGGTGGAGGGCCAGTTTGCTTTCTTGAAAGACACTGACACGCTCACCTACTATTCGGGTTCGGCGTGGGAAGATTTTTCTGTCACACCGGTAGAGCTTGAATATCTGATTATTGCTGGTGGCGGTGCTGGTGGTATGGGTGACGGCTCGGACAGGGGAGGCGGCGGTGGTGCCGGTGGCTACCGTAATTCGCGTGTGGGTGAAAACTCTGGTGGGACTGCTGTTGCGGAGCCTAAGTTTCAAGCTATTCGGGGTACGGCTTATACGGTGAGTATTGGGGCCGGTGGTGCCGCCATGTCAAATGGTACGGGAAGCAGGTCTGGTAATTCTGGTAGCACTACTAGGTTTGGGCCGGTTTGGTCTACTGGTGGCGCTGGGGGTGCCGCAGATAAAAGTTCTGGTAATGGGCTAGGCGGTTCCGGTAATGGTTGTGGTGGTCAAGGAATCGCAACTAACACTACTGGTGGGCCTGGTATTCCAGGTCAAGGTTTCAAGGGTGGGGATAAGACTGGCACCAACACTAATGGCGGTGGCGGTGGCGGTGCCGGAGGTGCCGGTGGCATACCTACAGCCGGAATTGGTGCTTCTAGCAGTATTACCGGAAGCGCTGTAACCAGGGCTGCCGGTGGAGCAGGTAATAACACAACTTCGGGCGGAGCAAACACTGGTACTGGTGGCGGTGGAACTACAACAGCAGCCAATTCTGGTGCTGGCGGTTCTGGTGTTGTCATTGTGCGTTTCCCGACTTCCTTCGGTTCGCCAACTATCGGGGTTGGTTTGACTAGTTCCACAACTACTTCCGGTAGCGACACAATCATCACATTTACGGCAGGAACGGATACGGTGACTTGGACATAATGGCACATTACGCTTTTCTCGATGAGAACAATCTGGTCACTGAAGTTATTGTGGGCAGGGATGAAGATGACCTTGCTGAAGGTGTGACCTCTTGGGAGGATTATTATGGGGCGTTTAGAGGTCAGCGTTGTTTGCAGACTTCCTATAACACGCTTGCTGGGGTTCACACTAACGGTGGCACGCCTTTACGCGGCAATTATGCGGCTATTGGCTATACCTATAATGAGGGGCTTGATGCTTTCATTCCACCTAAGCCATCATCTACTGATGAGGATGTCGACTGGGTTTTGGATGAGGAAACTTTCACCTGGGTTGAGGCGTAACGGTGAAATTGCAGAAGCCTTGGCCTGAGGGGTACGCGATCAACGCGAAATCGCCTTACGGCAACAGGGTTCACCCGATAACCAAAAAGCGCACTTTTCATCATGGTGTGGATGTGGCTTTGCCGGTGGGCACGCAGTTGAGGGCTCCAGCTTTTGGGGTTGTGGTGAAGAAGGGCCGGAGTGATTCGGCAGGTCACACGCTCATTCTGGAGCACGCAAACAAGATTCACACTGTTTACTATCACCTGCAGAAGGCTTCACATTTAGCTTTGGGAGCAAAGGTCGCTGAGGGCGATCTGATTGCTCTATCTGGCAACACTGGTGCGAGCACTGGGCCTCACCTGCATTGGGAGGTTCGCAAATCATCCAAGTGGGGTGACACTGCAAACCCAGTGGATTTTCTGGGGGAGTCATGACCGAGGACTTTCCCGAAACTGCTGGTGTGAAGGTGTCAATGAGGGACATCTATTTGGAAGTTCAAAGGCAGGGCCGCCTGTTGGAGAAAATTGCTAACTCACTGCCTGACTCAGAAGCAAAGATTGACGATCATGAGTTGCGGATAAGGTCGTTGGAGCGCCGAATGTGGCAAGTAATCGGGGTCTTTGGGTTTTTGGCCGCAATTATCAGCCCGATGGTGGCGATCCTCACATGAAACCGTCATGGAAGATTCGGCGCAGATATATTTTCGCTGCCTTCACACTTGGCTCACTGATGCTTCTCAGCGGTTCAGTAGCAGTGCTTATGAATAACGACAGTGCTACCAGCGACCTGATTACGGGTGGGGTTGCGTTGGTAACTTTGATTACAACCTCATACTGTTTCGCTGCAGTGTGGGAGGACAAGTCGATGAAGGAGAATGAGGATGGATAAGTGGAAGAAGTATTGGGATTTCGCGTTGGAGCGTGCAGTGAAAACGGTGGCTCAGGTTGCGCTAGCTGCGCTGGTTGCCGGTGCGGGGATTCTTGATGTGGACTGGGTTCAGGTTGCCTCAGTGTCACTGCTGGCCGGTCTGATGTCGTTGCTGACCTCGGTACTGACCTACGACAAGGCTCCCGTTGATGGAGCGTGAAATTGTTGACGGTTTCGCTGTGCCGGTAGATCCGATGGATTTGCTAAACTGCGATTCATGCCAGTAAGATAAACACGTTCATGGAGAACCTTTCCTTGGTTGGGAAAAAACTCCCCGTCATCTAAGTGGCGGGGAGTTTCTCATTCCGCTAACCACGAATAGATTGTGGCCCTTGTCACGCCTAGTTTCTTTGCCAGGTGCCTAATGTTATCTCCCTGGGTATGTTCGGCCCGTAGACGGGCTCTGAGGGCTTGTGTGACCCGTTCTAGGCGTTGTAACTGCCACACCCGAAGGTCTGCAAGCTGCTCAACCGATAGTTCGTCATAGTTTCCTAAATAATCCATGCTCAGAAGTATACACTTTTTCGGTGTTGTGGTGTATCGTGCTAGACAACCCGAATGAAAGGTGGAACACAATGGGTTACTTTCAACAGTTAGAGATTGAGCTGCAGGACATCGGTGACCCTCATATGAGGGCGGTTGTGTTGTGGAAGCGTGCGCACGAACATTTGATGACTGCCGAGGAACTGTGGGCGGTTATGACGGATGAGGTGAAGATGGAGCGGGCTCTTACTTTGTGGGAGAACGAAATGTCCTTGCCACTGCCGAAGAAGGCTAGCCATCATGTTGCTTTGCTTCCTCGCAGGCGTGACCTTCGACCTAAGAAGAACCGGATGTGTGTGGTCGGGTGGGCGCTTATTGTTTCAGCGTTGGTGGCCGGTGTGACTGTGATTGTGGTGTCACTGTGAGGGCCGGGTGGACACTTGTTGTCTTAGGTGTTGGTAGTGCGTTGTGGTTCCAACATTTAGACAGTGTGCTGTGGGGGGCTTTCATGGTGGTGGTTGGTTTGTGGATGTTGACGGTGAAGGAGCCGGTTAGATGATGGATTTGCGGATGGATGGGCGGGACATTTGCGTACGCCTACGCGATGATGTGTGGCAGATAGGGGAACCTGGGACACTGTGCATCACTCGTGAGCAGGCAATCTATTTGCGGGCGCACCTGAACGCACTAATGAATGCCTACCCTGATTTCTATGACGAGCCTGAAGACGGCTAGCGCTCGTGTGGAAGGGTGCCTGCCCAGATTCCATAAGGTTCTTGCGCTTCGATAGCGTAAGCGAAACATTGGGTCAGCAGCGGGCACTCTTTGCACAAAGCTTTGGCGGTTCGGATCGCGTATTTTCTTGTGCTCGGGTCGGGGAAATCTTCGGGGAAGAAAATGTCGGGGATTTCTTGGCAGGGCACACCACCGATTTTGACTATGGCTGCACTGAAGTCGCGGTAGCTTTGTCCCCGGTTGCTCATACAGTAAAGGTTAGTGGAGGTTTCAATGGTTGAGAACAATGTGACGGATATTCGGGCGGCTAGGTTGGCTGACCTGATTATGGCTGAGTGGTTGGATTCGCAATCTGATTCGGGTGCGATTTGGGAGAAGTCTTGGGCTGCTTTGAAACTGGCGAAGACGGAGAACCCGGAGGAAGTGTTTCGTGAGGCTTTGCAGATAGCGCACGCTCGTTGGAAGAAGATGTTCAATGTTAAATCCTGACCAGTTTGTGGCTTCTAAGTCGGTGAACAGTGAACGGTGGTTGTCGGCTCGCCGTGAGGGTGTGACGGCTACGCAGGTGGCGAAGGCTGCAGCGGGGCCTGGCGGGTTTGAGCAGGCGGTGGCGGATTACCGGGCTGATTTTGTGGAGAACGACAACCCTTACATGGCTTTTGGTCGTGCCTGGGAAGGCCCAATCTCGATGTTTCTGAAGGACAACTATGGTGTGATGCCGAATGATTGGCTGATTTCATCGCGGGTGAGCGACCACTACCTGTGCACACCGGATGGGCTCACGCTTGACCATCACGCGATCTCTGAGGTGAAGACTACGGGGAAGGATTGGAACCCGGTGAAAATCCC